CAGCTCCGGGTGGTATAGAGAATGAATCCCTATCGAGGATCAGACCACCACCGAGACGTACTACGTAAGGACTAATGATTGAAGTATCGGGCATTATACAGCCCTCATGTAATCCTTGCGGTTGATCAGCTCAACACGCATCCGACGTAGCCCTGATACATAATCCCTGTCCGCAAATTGTGCTGATTGTGGATCGGAACGCAACAAGTACGCGTAGTACTTGGCACGGTTCACGATTACGTCGTGGAAACGACTCGGGACTGTTGGCTCGTCCGCGTTTGCCGACAAGTCAGAATTTGTTGCGTAATACGCGTATCGTACAGTGTACGTTGAGGCATCCGGCGTCGGTGACAATCCGTACTTGTCGTCGGGAGTATGGTATACGTACTGGGGTACACCTTCTGAACTACCGTCAGGGTTCGTATCGGATTCGTGGTACTTGTCGAGATACTCATCATAGCTAATGTAGTCCAAGCGCTTTTCGGGTAGGCTTGCCGACTCTTGAATTGTAAAGGTAGCCCAATTAAGTGTCTTGGCGTCGGCTTCGAAGCTATACAGACGCTGCCCATCAACCGTAGTATCCGACTCATTCTGTACGGTAAAAGGCCATTCTACCTCAGAGTTGATAATATCCCGTTGTGCCTTGTTGACAAAGTCAGCCACAGCCGTTTGAATACCCCGTGTAGAAGTCACGTTAGTGATCTCTACTTCATTTAGTTCACGAAGAACAGCATTGCAAAGCTGTAAGTAGTTCATGATTATCCTCTGTGTGGGTCGTAGTATTCTTCTACGGATATTGTTGTTTCTAGCGTATTAGCGGTAGCTGCCGTAACATAAAAGATATCTCCGGCGTGAAGGTACAAGGGGCGATCAGCATCGAGTATGGCTTCGTAACTATTACCACCTATCGCATTGTTGCCTAAAAGTACATGGGTTTCCCCGTCATCGGCATGATACCATCTAATCGTCACATTACGACCTGCGCTGTCCGTATTAGAAATCATCAGCAGGCGTACGATAGAGGAATAGTTATCAGGAACCGTGTAAATCGTAGTCTCCGACGTTGTTGTCAACGACTTAGATTCCGTGAAAAACTTGCTTCCTGCTGTTGTTAAGGGCATTGTTACGCCTGCTTACTCGTAAAAATTAGCTCTAAAATATCTTGCATATTAGCCGTTTCCCGCTCAAATGGGTGGGGCATGTTGCCTGAAATAACGTCAAGAGCTCCTATACGCAAATCAGCATCTATCCAATGGGTCAAAGCCTCATCAATTTTACGGTACATATCCTCGATATTTTGGTCTGTAGCCTCTATATCAGAGTAGAAATCAATGGTCTGCTCTGCATCCCGCTTACGGGCTTTGTACCTGTGACGAATTGCTTCAATAAAAAATGTTGACATAGCGGTACTCCCATGCTTATTTTACAGCAAAAACAGAGGATAGTCAACCCTAAAATTGCGGGTACTCACCTGTACGCATAGTTTCTGCTAATCTTTGGGCTCTTTGACCGACTTGTCGGGCCCATTTGGAGTCGAGCATTTCTACTGCTGCTTGCTCAAAATCTCCGTCATCCAGAGCTTGCCACATTTTTCCAAAGCCTCGAAGACGAGGAATACCGAGATTAAAAGCCATATCGGAAATAACAAGCTGACGTGCAGGATCAAGCCTGTCAATAACAGCAAAATTTGAATGAAGCTCTCGCTCAACAATTTGAATGTCATTAAGACACAAGTAACGAGCTTCGTCTTCACTAATGCCTCTATCTTCGAGATTACGTCCGATACCAATTGTCAATATCCCTAATGTGTCTTTATACGGCTTAAGTTCTACGCCCTCGTGTATCATTAGCTGATCTACGAGCTGTTCTCTATCGTACTTCATTTCTTTAGCTGACTAATCGATTTGATACCAAAACTGGCGGCAATACTTGCAAGGATGCCATACTGAAGCCATTCAGGTGCGTTACGGAGAAAATCAAACCCTGCTTGCATGTACGGCTGCAGAGGCCCGACGAAACTAGCTAAAATGATAGCTATGAAACATAAGGTCCACGCCTCGTCTTTCCACGAGTTATCCGATGCGGACATGGCTTGGGTTTCCCAGTCGCCATCCTGTTCAACCTTCTTAACGGTTGCTTCTACTTTAGCTACCTCAAGTTTAGCTTGGGCTTCAGCCTTCTTTTGCTTGCCCTCAAGCCAAGTACCTGCGATATTAGCTATAGGTCCTACAAGTGCTTGCCACATGATATCACCACGCCTTACATGACCAGTAGCGGGCCGAGAACTTGTCCTTTGCCGTGTCACAGTTATGACGGGCACGGAAGTTACTACGACGCTCTGGAATGTTCTTCTTGATTGTCATATTGGGATCTCCGAAACGTACAATCTTAACTTCGCTACCCTTCTTAGCAAGTACGGCAAACTTTTTGTTCTTTCCGGGGGTACGTTTTGGTTTGTTGTACCCAGAAAAGGTCTCTCCCCGATATTTTAGCTTGCCGCCTTCTGTACGTTCTACGTTTTTAGTTGTTGCCACGAGCTTTACTCCATCTTGCTGTGTACCCGCCTGATGCGGCACGGTACTTTGCTGTCTTTTCTGCAACGCCTTTAGGTTGCTTCACGAACTGCTTACCTTGCTTTTTGCCTTCTCGCTTTGCTTTTGTGGTTCTGGCGTATTCGTCACTAGATAGAGCTTTAATTGCTTTTTCAGGTAGATAACGCTCGCCTGTAGCGTCTGGCCCTTGTGTTGAAGGCTTACCACTTTTGGTTCGCCAATTCTGTTTCGTCCAGTCTTGTAGGCTTTTCTGTGGTTTTGCGATTGCCATAGATTCTTTCTCAGCTTGTGTAGCCCCCGCCCTTTTCCTTGTACTGTTTAGCAAGCATCTGGGCTTTACGTGCTGACCATTGACCCGAAGATCCACCTTTATTGCCAGCCTTGATCTGGTTAAATAATCTCTTACGCATAGTAGGCTTCGTGTAGTTGCCTGCTTCATTGACGCGGGACTCACCGCCCTTTGCCATGCGCTGTGCGTTCCAACGCTCCGTGTAGCCTCCCATAGCGGCTTTCTTCTTGGACTTACCTGCGCTAGATAAAGCAATAGCCACAGCTTGTTTCTGCGGCGTACCCGATTCCATCTCCTTGCGGATGTTTGCGCTGATCGTCTTTTGTGAAGAGCCTTTTTTGAGGGGCATTATAATCTCCTTAAAGATTGGGGGAGAGACTAGCCCTCCCCCGCACTATATTAGGCAAAAGCTGCCGCAGTTTCGGCAGTGCCGAGTTCTGCGATAACAGCGTACACACGTACTTTACCGTCGAATGTTGCTGTGTTAGCAATCAAGTCGATGGTGTCAGCAGCGGTGTAAAACTTGCCTACACTTGTCGTGCCAGATGCCAATGCAGTGTGACCTGCAACAGCAGCAGCAAAGATGTCGTCATCAGCATCATCGCCAAGATCCAGAACTGGAGAACCAGTGCTGGCAAGGGTCAGAACTTCGAGACCTGCCATAACAACCAAAGAGTTGGCAGGAAGTTCGAATACTTCTACCGAATCAGAAGTTGTTAAGCTAGTTGAAGAGAAGTCAAGAACAACTTCTACAACTTGTGCTTTAACGCCAGCGGGTACGCCAGCAACAGCATTAGTGATTGTATAAGTAGCCATATTTTAGTTCTCCCCTAGTCTAAGCTAACAACGCCGCGAACGATGGCTTCAGGGCGCAATACTTTGCTACCGAAGACATGCAGACCGCGAACGATGTCGCTAAAGGTTTCAGTCGAACGAACAACTTCGGTTTTCGCAATGTGCGAAGCCGTAGCTGTCGAGCTCATGTGACCAGCAAGGATTACATTTTCCGTGCCGTCAACAGCAAGACCACTCAGAGTGACTTGGTCCGTGCCGCCAGTCGAATTCAGAGCTGTTGATTTGTAGCACTGAAAGCCAGCAATGTTGCCAAGCGATACAAGGCCGTTACGGAGCGGAGACGTTGCATCGCCCGTGACTTGTACTTCGGCAAATTTAGAGCCAGCAGAGAACAGATGTTTGTAGAACAAAGGAGGAGCTACAAACCAACGATTCTCTTCAGGTACAAATTGGTCGTCAAGGGCTGAGGCCATAATCAACATGGTGTTGACTGCAGTGTCACCCGGAGAGGATGCACCACCAATGTCCAAAGCCGAACCAAGAGTACCGATGCTTCCGATTTGACTGACAGAGGCACCTGACTCGCCAGTCAAGCCAGCGTTGGTTGCCATTGCGTCAAGAACAGTAGCGTCGTACTTGCGCTTCAGCGAGTATGCACCCGAAGAAGTTGCAAGAGCTTCGAAGTTGACGTGAGACTGACGCTCTTCGATGTCGTCGATCTTGAACGCAAATGCGTTGGCCTGATCAACAATCATCGTGATTTGATCGTCAGCAAGGTCTTGTGGGTTGACTACTGCGCCACGTGAGTAGCTAGATACAGTAATCGTAGGTTCTTTGATAATACGAACCGTGTCGCCGTAGTTCTCAATTTCACCCGCGTAATCGGTGTTGGTGATGTCTTCAACAACCGAAGCACGACGGAAAAACTTAAGAACTTTCTGGCTAAAGATTTCTGGCGTAAAGTTACCAGAAGGCAGGTTATTGTAACCTGATGCACTATTAAAAGCCATCTTTAGTTTCCTTCATAATTAATGGTTAAGCGTTAAAATCGATGCGCCCTTCTGCACGAGCCGCGTCAAGTTCTGCTTCATTTGCTTCAAACTCATGCGGTTTCATGCGGCCTATTTCAGATGCTTTCCAAATCCTCTGTCCACCAGTACCTTTTGCATTAACGTCTTTCGCTACACGTTTGGTTACTGTTTCTGCGGCAGAGGCGTTGGTGCCTCTTTTATTTTTTGACAAACCTGTATCTGCTTTGTACAAATCGATGACACGAGCTGCCCACTTAGCGTCGGTGTTATTCTTGTAGATACCGTCGCTCAATGTAGATGGTTGTTCGTCGAGCCAAGCAAGGAACTTGTCGTCGTTACGCAGATCATCAAAATCTGGGTGATGACGTAGAAGCTCTTGATAGGCTTTCTGTACTTCCATATCCTGCTCACGTTCACGCAGACGATTCACTTCATTACGAAGCTCCTCTACTGTGCTATCTGCTCGCAGGGCAGAGATTGTCTCAACTACGCCGTACACGTCAGGGTACTGCTGTTTAAACTGCTCTAACTCTTCAAGGCTCTTAGGAGCTTTAAGACGGGTCAGTGCGTCTAATTGCGGGGATGATTCCCCCTGTGCAGCAAGGTCTTTCTTCTCTTCTTTCCACTCAGACACTTTAGCGTCATAGTGGCGTTTCAAGTCGTCGTACCTTTTCTTGTAGTCTACGTCGTCCTGTTTGGATTTCCGAGAGAATCCATCGGGAGTGGCCTCTTCTTGCGAGGGGTCCGATTGAGCTTCCATTTCGGTTACAGGCTCCTCATCGTCGTCCTTGTACACGTCGTCACGGTAATTACCACGATAGAGATTTGAGTTGTTGATAGTTCCAAAGGAATCGTTAGGTTTGTTGGCGCGGTGGCCTCTTGCTTTTGCCATGATACTTCTCCTTGTGCAGGGCCACTCGCGTTCGGTGGGTAGCTGCTTCGGTTAGTTGAGTGACAGGGCCGTTGGCGACGGGTAGCTGTCCTTAGTTCCCCTGAGATGCTCTAGAAGATTCCTCTTTGGGAGGATTTCCAAAACTCATACGGGGAGTTAAGCCATCTATTTCGATGGGCTTACCTTCACGGAGCGCAATTACTGCGTCTATCGCAGCTTGTTCAAACTCTTCTTGAGTTTTGTAGCGTTTGCGTAACGCTGCTCCGTATTTATTGTTGTTGGCGTCTATAGCAGACTCTTCGTTAACATAGTCACCAATAAAATTCTTTCGTTCGCGGGCTTCAATACCAACACTTCCTAAGAACCCCTGTGCCTTACCTAATAAGGTGTCTTTGTTGGTGGGCGAAACCAAACCGCCGAGTAAAATGTGCCGCAAAGTGTCTTCTGATTTATCGTCGTCATCAAATTGCTGGCGAGAGCTTTCTAAGCGTGACAGGTCTTTTGCGTATTGTGCATCTTCCCGTACTCCGATGACGGAAGCTACGCGCTCTGCAACATCGTTCGATGTAAGAGATTGGGTGTACCCGCCATCAGCAAAACCTTGTGCTTTTTTAGATCTTTGTTTAGCTATCTGATCACGTACCTGTTTGCGTTGTTCTGCTGTTTGCATACGTTCACGGAGTTTATTTCTTGCTTGATC